GTACGTATTCCTTTGGAACGTTAGCGCTCCGACCTTGCAGCGCTTTCGGCCGTGTCATGGTCCTAGAGATAACGTATATAACCGCCGTTCGTTTGTTATTTGCCATTTGTCTGTTCTCCTGTAGTTAATAGGCTACTGCCACGTAAGCCTATGTCTAGGTTCCCATAGAGTATCAAACACTATAGGCTACGTCAAGCAAATTCTAGGAATCAATAACCCTAGGTAATAGATTTTGTTTTGCTTGTGTTTGCTGGTTCCAGTCGTTGCGTAGGCTCGCTAGGTCTGCTCACGAGTGAGTAGGAATATGAGTAGCTAGGATATCTCGTGCTTTATGCTGGCTTGGCTATGTGGCGTCTCGCAGTCTAGGTAGCCTATGACGAGACGAGACGAGACGAGACGCCCTAGGTTATTCCTAGGTTATTCCTATGGCCAGCGAGACACGCTAGGCTATGTCTTAGGTCGATTGACCTATTCCTACGAGGTAGCCTATACGCCCTAGGTTCTAGGTCGTACGCCCTAATGCGTCGTAGCCTATACGCCCTAGGAAATAGGCCATATGCCCTAAAGTCTAGGTTATATGCCCTAGCCCGCCGGAGAGGGGGGAGGGGGGGGCTTTTGTTTTTATAGGTATACGTATAAACCCCACTTACAAAACTGAGGCGTCTTGACTTACCGATTGACACGAACTAGACTCATTGACCATGAAAAAGCGAGTACCTGTCTATGGGGGGATGGTCCCGAGGCGTGGGGCTTCTGCGCGTGTACAGGGTGAGGAGGCGGTGTTATCGCATGAGGTTGAGCGGGAGGCGGCGTTTTCTGAGTTATTGCAGGAGATGCGGTTACGTGCGGGGTTAACGATTGGGGAGGTTGCTGACCGGATGGGGTCGAAGCCTGGGTCGTTGTATCAGTATTTATATAAGAAGCGTGGGAGTGGTGGGACGAGTACGATGCGGTGGTTTTTGCGGTATGCGGAGGCGTGTGGGTGTGAGGTGGCGTTACGGTTTCCTGACATGGACCGACCGGCGGTGGTGCGATATCGAAAGGCGGCGACATAGATGGGGGTGCGTCGATTAACGCGAACGGAGGCGGGAGAATTTGCGGCGATGGTGTTATCGGGAGCGCCGGTGCCGGAGGTGGTGCGGTATTTCTGGGGAGATGAGGTGACGGATGAGGCGTTGGTGGCGTCTGAGGAGCAGTGGCCGACGCAAGCGGAAGTGTTATCGGAGTTAGAGCGTTTGACGGGGGGGATTCCCTGGCATCAGATGGGGGATGACCAGCGGCTGGATGCGTCGTTACGGAAGCATTACAACGAGATGGCGTATTTTCTCTGGACGACGAATTATGCGGAATGTGATGGGGCGTCGAAGATGAAAGCGGATACGTGTCGGTCAGCGATTGAGGCGAAAGTGGCGGGGATGGCGGGAAAAGAGTCGCCGCTGGCGTCGTTTTATCATGATTTATTACAGCGGTATGAACAGCAGGGCAAAGCGAATTAAGGGGGATGTATGGGATTTCTGACAATTGGACTTAAGCTCCTGCCGTATATTGTGAGTGCGGTGGAAGCGGTCGAGCGGTTGATTCGCACGAAGGGGGAGGAGAAGGAGAATGCGGCGGTTGGCATGGTGCATGCGATTTTACAGACGGTAGAGAAGGGATTGGACCGCGATTTATTGAACGACGAGGACGTGAACGTGGCGACACGCGAGGTGATGCGAGCGGTCGTGGCGCTCCAGAATGTGAT